TTCCAAACATCAACAAGGAGTGTAAAACATGGAAACATTACCAGTTGTAAATTCAAATACAAATTTTGAAGATATTGCTAAACTAATAGGACAGGAAGAGCCATCAGGTTCTGCCACTAATATGTTCTATCTAAAAATAAACAGAGACCATGAAGATGATTCAGGTAATTCTTTACCTGCTGGTTCTTGGTCTGTGTCGCTACCCGATAAGATGGTGTATGCAAAAGAAATTGACTTTCAAGTATTTGCTCAAAGATATCAGTATCTTCACTATGATGCTGAGGTGAACGAGATGGTCAATAAATCTGTTATGGCTAAGAATTTATATCCACAAACAGAGATACCTGATATGCTAGGTACTTTCAGATGTGGGTCAGTTCCTGCTAGTCAGAGAGATACCTTGTCAGCTGATAAGGCTTTACAGCAGAAGGAGATTAAATGTTTCCGTATGCTATTTGGTAAAGCTACATTTATTAATGCAGTTGATGAGACAGGTAAAAAGGTAGAAGATGCAGTAGATGTTCCTATTCTATGGAGAGCAAGAGGTAGTAATTTTATGCCTATTTCTGTTCCTATGGATGCTTTGACTGCTCAGAAGAAGCCTTTCATATTCTATAAACTACACGCTTCTTTGGATAAGAAGAAGAATGGTGGTTTGGTTTATTATGTTGGTAAATTTGACAATGCTCCCAAGCTAGTCGATTTTACTCCTGAGGACCAAGATACCTTAGCGTATTTTATGGATTACATAAACGGAGAGAACACTAAGGTTATCAAAGAATATGATGATTCACTGCGTAAGCAGGGAAGAATGGTAGACCAAGAAGCAACTACTGTTACCTCTGACGACGTTCTGAATGATGACTTACCTGAGTCATTAACAGGATGAATACCAAACAAGCCGCTATCGTTTCGTTCCTTTCAAAGGCGGTTAAGGGGGAGGCAGAAATGCCTCCTCACATCTTAGATGAGTTTGCAGACAACTGCAGACAAGCATTAAATAAACAGTTTAACGAACAACGTGGAGACTTTAGACTACGTATGAGTAACGTAGGTAAGCCTCTTTGCCAATTACAAATGCAGGCAAAAGGTGTTAAAGAAGATACTCCAACTTATGATTTTAAGATGCGTATGGCAATGGGAGATGTACTAGAGGCTCTTATGATTGCAGTTATACAAGCATCAGGTATAGAGATAAAAAATAAACATGGTAAAGTAAAATTACCGATTGATAAAAAAAATTCTATTGAGGGCGAATTTGATATTGAATTAGACGATGGCATTTACGATATAAAGACTGCATCGCCTTTTGCTTTTGAAAACAAATTCAAACCTGATGATGCGTATGAAAGAATCAAGAGTTCAGATGCTTTTGGTTATGTTACGCAAGGTCACGGCTATGGTATGGCTAGTGACAAACCATTTAAAGGTTGGATTGCCTTAAATAAATCCACTGGCGAAATAGCGATTGCAGAAGCACAGAACACAAAAAAAGAAAAGGAGGAAGTTCATGCTAAGATACAACACGCTTTTAAATCAATATCTAAAGGAAAGTCTTTTCGAAGGTGTTTCACCGATGTCGAGGAAGTCTTTTATAAGAAACCTACAGGTAATAGGACCTTGGGGATTGAGTGCAGTTATTGTCCCTACAAAACAAACTGCTGGAAAGACCTCGAGTTCAAGCGACAATTACCAAGCAAAGGAAGAAACCCAAAGTGGGTCTGGTACACACACATCACAGATGCGTGGCGTTCTGATGACGCTTCAGTATAAAGGCACTGATGGCTCACCTATTGCAAAAATAATTAAACTAAGCAGAGAGAAAGCAGATGCCTTCATCGAAGAACTCAACAACGAAGTCTCTTTTCCGAGCCTCAAAGCGGAAGGTCAAACAATCACCATCCCAGCGAAAAACATCACCGAAATCCGTATTGAAGAAGAAGATGTCAACGAGGTCAGCAAAGGCAAAGGGAAGAAAGCTGCAGACATGGGTAGCTGAAAAGCTACTAGGTCTACTTAAACGTGTAACTGAATTGGATATCAAGTCTACCCCTATGGGAGTCAATGGGGTAGATGTCCAATTATCTACAGTTGCATATAAACAGTTTCCTTATAATATTGAGTGCAAGAATACAGAGAGGATGACTACCATTTATAATTATTATGAACAAGCAATTGGTCACAATAATTCTGGAGAGCCTCTTCTTATTATAAAAATGAATAGACAAAAGCCTCTAGCAATTGTAGATGCAGAACATTTCATGGAGAAAGTCACATGTCGAAAAACGGAATAAAATTAAACAAAGGTGATTCTGCTATTATAATCAGACACTTAGACCAGGGTTTTGATGTAGAGATTTACCATAGTCATGATAGAAATTTGTTGACAGAGGAAGACACTATGTTTTATGCTCTACTCACAAGAGGTATGGTTCGTACTGCTATAACAGATACAGACCAAGTATTAGAAGATGGAAGACTAAGTATAGATGAAGAAACAACTAACTCACAGGTAACAATACATTGATGAGACATATGGAGTACATGAAGATGATGGAAGAAAAGCAAAAACCTAAACGTAGGGTTATTGGAACTATGACTGCTAAAGTTCACAGCAAAGCAGATTTAAGAGAATTAGAAAATAAAAAGACAGTTGATATGGTCAACAGTCCTTCACACTATAATGAATTTGGTATTGAATGTATTGATGCTATCCAAGCCTCTACTGGCGAGGGATTCCAAAGCTATTTACAAGGTAATATCATGAAGTATCTGTGGAGATACAGGTACAAGGGCAAGCCCATAGAGGATTTGCAGAAAGCCGAGTGGTACTTAGCTCGATTGATTAGTACGGTGCAGAATGCTAAAGTCAAAAATAACAATTAAGGTATCCGCAGAAGTAGATACAGAAGAGTTCACACTCGACAAAGAAGAACTTCCATATATAATGGAGGATATGCTAACCGACTTATTTCACGAAATAGTAGGTATGAAAACAAAAGATATAAATGTAAAGGTATTAAGATGAAAAGTAACGTAACTCTACCCACGTATTATCAACAATTTATTCACAAGTCTAGGTATGCTAGATGGCTTGATGATGAAAACAGAAGAGAAGAATGGAACGAAACTGTAGACAGATATGTAGCCTATATGAGTTCACATCTTTTAAAGAAGCACAACTATACTATGCCTGAGCAAGTTAAGGAAGAATTGTATGATGCCGTGCTTCACTCTGAAGTTATGCCTTCTATGAGAGCCATGATGACATCAGGTAAAGCATTAGAGAGAGATAACACTGCAGGATATAACTGTTCTTATCTTCCTGTGGATGACCCTAAAGCTTTTGATGAAGCTATGTACATATTAATGTGTGGCACTGGTGTAGGCTTCTCTGTTGAGAGAGACTGCATAAATAAATTACCAGAAGTTCCTGGATTATTATTTGATACAGAAGAAACTATTATTGTAAAGGATAGCAAAGAGGGTTGGGCTAAAGCTTTCCGTAAGCTATTGGCTTTACTATGGGCAGGCGAAATACCTCATTGGGACTTATCCCTAGTGAGACCTGCATGTGCAAAGCTAAAGATATTTGGTGGTAGAGCATCTGGACCAACTCCTTTAGATAATTTGTTTAGGTTCACAGTAAAAGTGTTTAAAGAAGCTAAAGGTAGAAAGTTATCTAGCCTTGAGTGTCATGACCTTATGTGTAAAGTTGGAGAAGTCGTTGTCTCTGGTGGTGTCAGACGTTCTGCTATGATTAGTTTATCTAACTTATCTGATGGCAGAATGAGACACGCTAAGACTGGGGAGTTCTATAAGACTGAGCCACAGAGACAGATGTCAAACAATTCAGTAGCTTACACAGATAAGCCAGACTCATACACATTTATGAGAGAATGGCTTTCACTAGCTGAGTCTGGTACTGGAGAGAGAGGTATGTTTTATCGTGGAGCGGCTCAAGATAAAGCGGCTGAGAATGGTAGACGAGATTCTAAGTATGATTTTGGTACTAATCCATGTAGTGAGATTATACTACGTCCCTACCAGTTCTGTAATCTCTCTGAGATAATTGTACGTGGTACAGATACAGTTAAGGACTTAGAAAAGAAAGTTCGTGTGGCTACTATAATAGGTACATTCCAATCTACCCTCACTCACTTTCCATACTTACGTAAGATATGGCATACGAATACTTCTGAGGAGAGACTGCTTGGTGTATCTATGACTGGTATCATGGACAATGCTATTACTAATGGTAAAGATGCTAAGACTAGCTTGGATAAAGTTTTAACTAAACTTAGGCAAGTGGCAGTGGACACAAACAAAGAGTTCTCTGATGCACTTGGTATCCCACAGTCTACTGCTATTACTTGTGTAAAGCCATCTGGGACAGTTTCACAACTCACAGATTCTGCATCTGGTATTCATGCAAGGCATAGTCAGTATTACATACGTACTGTTCGTGGAGATAAGAAAGACCCACTCACACAATTTATGATGGACCAGAATATACCATGGGAAACTGATGGATGGAGCCAAAGTAATGCTGTGTTTAGCTTTCCTATAAAAGCTCCTGATATGTGTGTTACCAGAGATGATATGTCTGCTATTGAGCAACTTGAGTTCTGGAAGATTTATGCGATGCATTGGTGTGAGCATAAGCCATCGGTAACTATATCTGTAGGCAAAGACGAGTGGCTTGAGACTGGTGCGTGGATATATAAAAATTTTAATATAGCTTCGGGCTTGTCTTTCTTACCAAGAAGTGATATGGTCTATGAACAAGCTCCTTATCAGGATTGCGACGAAGCACACTATAAAGAGTTTTTAACTAAGATGCCTGAGTTTATTGATTGGACAAAACTTGCTGAGTATGAACAAGAAGATAATACTATAGGTAATCAAACATTAGCTTGCACAGCAGATGCTTGTGAAATAGTTGATATAGTTAATTAGGAGATAATATGGCTACTGTTGACAGATTCTACATACAAGGTCAAAAAGACTTTTACAGAACAAAAAAGACTAGGTCTATTATACATGAGTCCACTAACCCATTCAGCCCCTCTTCATTTAGAGGGAAAGAATGGTTAAGAGGGTTTAATAACAGTTATTTTAAAAATCTAAGGAGAAGTAAAAGTGAGAGAAATGCTACTAGCCGCACTTAAATCTTATTATGTAGGACACATAAATAAGCATATTGCGAATATAGAAATATATCTAAACAGGTCTGCAGGTATAGGAGAACACTCAGATATCATAGATTCTATGGATAAAGAAATAGAACATGTAGATAAGTATGATGCACGATTATCTATTATACTTAAGTACTTAGAAAAGAAACAACCAGAGGAGACTACTGAAAGCAAAAAGAAATGAAG